CTGAGCGTTCGGGCGAGATCGAGCTTGCACTGGTTGCTGGTCGCCTAAGCGATTACGGCTACAAGGATGGCTTTATCGGTTCGATGGCTAAGGCATTCGACCAATACGGCAAGCTGACGCCTAAGCAGTCGCAGGCAGTCCTGAAGGGCATCGACGCTCACGCAGCACGCAAAGCAGAATGGGCAGCACAAAATGCCGCACAGAACGCCTACAAGGCTCACGTAGGCACAGTAGGCGAAAAGATGGTGCTGACTATTACCACCGTGCACGTTGTGCTTATAGAGACAGCCTACGGCGTCATCGGCCTGTACATCTGCGAAGATTCCAATAAGAACACAATCATCTACAAGGGCAATGCTAAAGGCTTTCCAGACAAGGGTGAGAGCGCAATGATCATGGCTACCATCAAAGAGCACGCAGTACGTGACGGTGTCAAACAAACAATTATTCAGCGCCCTAAAGTAATTGTTGACACCACAATCTAATTTCGAGTTATAATTCGTTCACCGCAGCGTTGCGGGTTTATAGGGAGAATCAAATGAAGCCAGTACAGATCGAATACACATTGGATATCACAGCATTGGAAGAGCCAACCGAAGTGATTATCAGCGTGAACTACTTCCACGAGCAAAAAGCTGATCGTAGCTGCCGCGACAGCGATTGGGACTACCACGGATACATCGAGGTGGATTTCGACATTATTGTAGATGGCAAGGTATCCCGTGAGCTGTGGGACGCGCTCACGCCCCGTGAACGCGAAGAGATTGAGATCGCAATCCACGAAGAAATGTCAGAGGAGGCTTAATCATGAAATTACCAATGCCAGCATACTGCGACTACATCGCCCACTTAATCCAGCCAGCTATCAAGTATCAGGATAGCCGTGACAACAACATGATCTCAAGTGTAGGCTCGATCCAACTTGAGCTGGGCGCCAACGGAGCCTTCCAGAGCACCAAGAAGACTATCCGTGTGGAAGACATCTACGGTAGGGTATACCAAGTAACCGTAGAAGAAGTCATCGACGGAATGTAATGAACAAGCGCGAGATAGACGAGATGATGAGGGATCTACCAAGCCAAAAGCCGGTAGAAACCCTCGGCGCCAAGATTGGGATAATTATCCTATTCATGGGCGTACTGTACGCAATGGCAATGCTACCCAACATGGTGAGGGCACAGAATGATCAGAAAGAAAGTTATTGCCGCGAAAGCAGCAGAAGAGCCGCTACACAGAATGCCGCGAGAAGTATCGGAATGGATTGAGAGGGCAGGCAGCACCATGAAACACCTGCAGTCCAAGATCGACGATCTGGAGAAAGAGAACAAAGAGCTGAAGATATACAAGAAGTGGGCAGAGAAAAAAATCCTCAGCAACGAACCAGACGATTGAGCACAATCAAACCTGTTGCTATACTATTCACTGATGCACTGAAATATTGTGTGAAAGGATAGTATTGTGACAAAGAAAGCATTTGCCAAAATATATGGCATCGCTGACCAAGAAGGTCGCATCATGTACATTGGCAAGGCCAATGACCCAACAAAACGGATGAAACAACATATCCGTGAATGCAAGCGTCGCAAAACTCCACTATACGGTTGGATCAATAGATATCTTAACAATGGATACCAGCCACAAATGATTATTCTTGCCTCAGCCACATCGGAAGATTGGCAGGGTCTTGAAACTCAAGTTATTGCTCAGTACCGCAGCCAAGGTCACATACTGAATCTTGCTGATGGTGGAGATCAGCCAAAAAGTAATTCCGCGACAAATAAACAAAACGCATATGCGCTAAACGCTAAAATTAAATCTAATCCAATGCTTAAACGGATAAGAGAACTAAACCGTTCAATAACTAAATTCCTAAAGGATTGCGATAAAAATTCAATAAACACTGAAATAGTGAAACGAATTAAAGACAAATTAAGATATGCAGGTAACAAGAATCCACAACTATTTGGTGAATACAGATACTTGTAATAATTTGATAATGTTATCTAAAGTAGATTAATTTAGAGGGATAGATCATGGCAGAAGGAAAGAAGACAGGCGGTAGACAGGCTGGAACGCCCAACAAGGCTACGAATGAGGCAAGACAGGCCATAGCAGCATTCGTTGATGGAAACGCTCATAGGCTCACTGAATGGCTCGATAGAGTTGCTGAGGGTGATATTGAAAACGACATCAAGCCAAATCCAGCCAAAGCATTTGAGTTATTTCAATCGGTGGTTGAGTATCATGTCCCTAAACTCCAGAGGACTGAGATTAGCGGTAATGATGAGAACCCACTAGTTGTGGAACATAGCATCGATATATTTGGCGAGTTGCTGAAGTCTATGAAGATGGCGCGACAGGCAGAGTGAGCGCTTTCGACGCCATCATTGATGATGAGCCGACACTCTTAGAAGAGTTTAGTAAGCTCACGCCTGTTCATCAGGCGGTAGTCAATTGGCAGATGAATTGGCTCAAGAAGGCGCACAAGCACCAGATCGAGCCACCCGGCAGTGAATGGGCTATCTGGCTAATGCTTGCAGGCCGTGGTGCCGGTAAGACACGAGCCAGTGCTGAGACGTTACTAGCATGGGCATGGGAAGAGCCGGGTAGCCGGTGGCTGGTATCCGCACCGACCTCCGGCGACATACGTGGCACCTGCTTTGAGGGCGATAGCGGCCTACTTAACGTGGCGCCCAAAGAGATTATCGCCGACTACAACAAATCCCTGCACGAGCTGAAGCTGATCAATGGCTCATTCATCAAGGGAATTCCGGCCTCCGAGCCTGAGCGTTTCCGTGGTGGTCAATGGCACGGTGGCTGGTGCGATGAGCTGGCAGCGTGGGACTACATACAAGATAGCTGGGACATGATCCAGTTCGCGGTACGTCTCGGTAAGCGCACACGGATAATTGTTTCCACCACCCCGAAGCCTAAGCCACTGATCATGGATCTGATTAGCCGCGACGGTGACGACGTGGTGGTGACCAAGGCCAGTACATACGTGAACGTGGCTAACCTAGCCAAATCATTCCAGAAGCAGATCCTGCAATACGAGGGCACCAAGCTAGGCCAGCAGGAAATCCATGCGGAGCTGATCGACCCCGAGGCCGGCGGTATCGTCAAGCGCGAGTGGTTCCGTATGTGGCCTAACGGCAAGCCCTTCCCTAAGTTCGAGTACATCATCCAGAGCTACGATTGCGCGACGTCGGATAAGACCTACAACGATCCGACCGGCTCGATCACCATGGGCGTCTACAAGCCGATGGATGGTGGGATGTCCGTGCTGATACTGGATTGCTGGCAGGAGCACTTGCAGTACCCTGACCTGCGCCCCAAGGTGATCGAAGAGTACGAGGTGGTCTACGGCGAAGGCCGCGACCGCAAGCTGGTTGACTTGGTGCTTGTGGAAGACAAGAGCGCAGGCATCAGCCTGATCCAAGACTTGCAGCGTGCCCACATACCGGTGCATGCCTACAACCCCGGCAGGGCTGACAAGATCCAGCGCCTATCGATTGTGGCTAACATCATCAAGGCTGGTCGGGTATGGGTGCCGGAGTCCAGCGTCAACAAGGGATACGTGAGGGATTGGGCTGAGGGCATGGTCAGCCAGATATGCAGCTTCCCTGAGGGCACCGAGCACGACGAGTTCGTTGACTGTATCAGCCAAGGCCTGCGCTACCTGCGGGATGCCGGATGGATCAGCATCGATGCACCACCACGGGATGAGATCGAGCAGGAAGACATAAGCGACGCAGAGATTTACAATAACCGTGGCAGAGAGAATCCCTACTCTGCGTAGGGTCGAGTAATTTAATTACTGAGCCAACATGAGCGATAACGTAGATGTCGAATTCGGAAAAGACGTTGAAGGCCTCAATAGGATCCTTCACATTGATGGTGTCAGACTATCGATCACAGGCAATACCTTTGAGGTATCGGTTCACACCAACAACGACGTATGGGAGCAGCAGACCATCGGCATCCTCCGCAAGTGGATCCGGTGGCGCAAGACCCAAGCGCAGTTGCGAGAGCCTTGGAATATGCCAAGGTGATGGGCGTTGTTCAGATTGCAAATGGATAGGATAATTGCGTCATGAAGAAACCTACAATCGATCAGATGACCGCCGAGCTGCTTGTTAAGGGCAAGGGTAAGTTCTTGCAGGAGTCTGCTGAGAAGCGCCGCATGTATCACGGTTCGAGACACTACCCACCGGGCAAGATGTTTCACCCTGAGCATAGGCCAAGCGGCGAGGGCATAAAAGAATTCAAGAACGGCCTTCGCGGCATGACGTTTGTATCGCCAGACCCTAAGTTTTCCAACTTGTATGCCGGGGACGCGAAAGACTCTGACTTTATGTCGGGCGCTGTTTACCCTGTACACGTTCAGGTACGCAAGCCATTTGACTTTGAGAATGCTGATCACCTTGACGTAATGACGGATGAGCTATCAAAGCTATCAGGCAAAAGCCCTGAGATACCGGCATGGATCAATGCTGGCTCCGAAAAGATCCGCAAGCAACTCCGCTCTGGCAACTGGGATGTTATCGAAGACCCTCTGGTGATGGGCATAGCCAAACGCCTTGGCTTCGATGGCGCATACATGAATGAGCAGGGCGTCAAGAATCTTGGCGTGTTCGACCCCAAGCGAATCAAGTCAGCCGTAGGCAACCGTGGCACATACGACATCAACGACCCTGACATTACCAAAGCCAAGGGTGGCATCATTGGCATGGCTACTGGTGGCTCGTTCATTAATTCATTAGTTGAGACGCTGCCATTCACTAGGCCGGTTGTGAATGCATTAGGATTTAGAAAAGAAGTGTATGACCGCGCTGAGCTGCCAATGGATTTAGACAGATACGGGCAGACCGATATTAAGCTAATGCAAGACCCGCTACGGTCACTACCTAGATCGACGCGCCCGTCTGATTTGCCTACCGGTATTAAAGCTTATCGAGCTGACCCAACCGGCAAGTTCGGTGGAAAAGAAGGTTTGGAGACGCTGCCTATACGAAGAATTTACACTGGCGGCGATCAATACAATCCTCGCAATCCAGATCCTGCTACATCTGATAGTTACACAGACTCATCAAAGGCGGTGCAAGAGTTGTATCGGCATGCACGACTACTTGGCGCAGCACAGAAGCATGGCTATCCATCGTTTACGCCTGAAGAGGCTGCAGCCTTTATGTTGAAGGAAGGCAGGACAGACCTTGGGCATAGCAGTGTATGGCTTGGCAGTAAGAAGGAAAAAGAGTTTGATGACATGCTCAAAAAAACTCATAACCTTCACCCTGAAGACCAAAACTTTTTATCTGCAATCAACGCAAAGAAACTTGTAGCCGACAGGCTTGGCATTAGTTTGGCTGAGGCATGGAACGGCACCGGCAGGAACGAAGCAGGACAGACCGGTAAAGATTATGCAAAGAACTGGGAAGCGCAAAGACAAGCTGCGTTGCACCCTAAGAATAAAGAACTGCTTGATCTAATCAATCGCGCTATTAATGAAGGCAAGGAACATGGATTGCCATTAAGAGCGAATAGAGAGAGAGACGAGATTATGCAGCGCAGAGAAGTTCCTTATGCCAATGGCGGCATCATTCACAAAGCAGAGGGCGGTTCAATGAACACACCTACACTAGCGCAAATGCGCGTGCAGCTTAATCAGCGCAAGAATCCAAACTACTTAGATAGCATTGGTGTTGATCAGGCTGTGGATATGAACCCCAAGACTTACATCAGCCCTAACCCAACGCAGAACAACTTCATGCCCGTGGGTGGCGTGGCTGATAGCAACGGCTTGCCTGTAGGTGGGATTGATCAGGACAATACTCAGCAAGGTCAACAGATGATGGCTCAACAGCCAGACCAAGACCTGCAGCCTAACCCTTCCCCGCAAGGCACGCCAGCACCCGAGCAGGGAGGCACGCCGCAGCAACAGATGGGGAATATGCTGTCGCTGACACCGCAGGGTCAGGCGTTGCAGGCGATGAAACCAGCCGGAATGGCAGAAGGTGGTCAGCCAACTAAACGCAGGACATTTGCTATTAAGGCTGCTAATCAACAGCCGAAGAAAGAGCCTGAGTTCACGCCATATGATCCAGAAAAGATCAGCATTAAGAATCTTTCTAAAGCATTTGATGAGTCGATAGCGCACCATTTAAGCTTGTCGCATGAAGATCGTATCGCCAACAGTGCTAAGGCAGCCAAGGCTGTTGGTAAGTTTATTGGTCACACTGGTGACGGTAAGGTTAAGGATTTATTAGGTAAGAATGCCAAGTTGCTCAAGACCGAAACCGGCAAAAATGAAGAGCCGATTAAGCTGCCTGATAATCGTGGAGTTGAGAATACCGGCGTGGCCTTAGCGCCTGCATATGAGCAGAGCGGTTTTAATACCTGCCCTAATTCACCATCGTGCAAAGCAGAGTGCTTAGGCAAGACGTCAGGTAATTACTTTAAGCTGGGTGGTGGTCAAGACCTAAGTGAGTTTAAAGGGCCAAGATTAAACAGTTTGAATAAGACTCAAGCGTTTTTAAATGACCCTCATTCTTTTGCCGTTAAATTACATGATGAGATTCAAGCCGCTAAAGATATGGCTGGCGCCAATGGCAATCACTTAGGTTTACGTTTGAATATATTGTCAGACATTAATCCACGAGTGCATAAAGCGATTATCAATGCTCATCCTGATGTAACTTTCTACGATTACACCAAGAACAATACAAACCCTATTGCTCCAAACCATCACTACACATACTCAAGCACTGGCGTTAGCCAAGATGGCGTTGAGAATGAAAACTCCAATTGGAAGCAGATGCGTAAGCGTTTGTTAGGTGGCGACAACGTAGCGATGGCGTTTAGTCATAAAACTCATTTGCCTGAGTATGTACACGATGAAGAAACTGGGCATAAATTCAAAGTTATCAATGGTGATAGTCATGACTTTAGGCCTCTAGATATGCAGCCAGAAGGTGAGCATGGTGTTATTGTTGGCCTTAAAAACAAGAAAGCCACTGGAAAAATGAATGAAGCCCACATTGATTCCAATGGATTTTTTGTTCACTACGATCCAAAAGAAAAAATGACTGTCAATGCTAAAGGCAAGCCTATCTATGAGCGTGACAAAAAAGGTGCAACTATTCCTACCAATAAAGTAGTCAATATTAAACCTCAAAAGACTGACTTGAAAATTGAAACTAATGATGGAGCTTAAAAATGAACAAGACTAAATTAAGTACGTCAGACTTTTACCATCAGTTTCATAATCATCATCTTCATAATGATCCGGGTGAGCACGTTAAACCTGAGTGGCATAAGGTCAAAAACCGTGGCAAACATAAAGCCCTTGATTTAAGAGCACTGCGTAACCGTACAAAAACCAAAGTGGTTATTGCTAAGGGCGTATCCACAATGCGTAAAGAACTAAGCAAACACAAGGCTAAATGATGGATGACATTAACATTGACGAGCTAGAAGACGGCTCTGCCATAGTAGATATGCCAGAGATGAGTACGGAAGAGCAGCCAGATGGCTCAGCAATCATTGAGCTGGAAGATGGCCCTGAGTTCAATCCTGAGTTCTACGACAACCTAGCCGACACCGTAAGCGAGAGCGTTCTGTCTGATTTGACGTTCCGCTACCTTGATTTGCTAGAGAGCGACAAGCAAGCTCGTGAGCTGAGAGATAAGCAATACGAAGAGGGCATCAAGCGTACCGGCATGGGCAATGATGCGCCCGGCGGTGCCACGTTCATGGGCGCGTCGAAGGTAGTTCACCCTGCTATGGCAGAGGGCTGCGTTGACTTTGCTGCCCGTGCGATTAAAGAGATGTTCCCGCCTGATGGCCCAGTTAAGTCAAAGATCATTGGTAAGCAGGATGACGCCAAGGCTGCGGTAGCCGAGCGTAAGGTTGACTTCCTGAACTGGCAGATCACCGAGCAGATCGAAGAGTTCCGCGACGAGCAGGAAGTATTGATGACTCAGTTACCGCTGGGGGGATCGCAATACTTCAAACTGTGGTTTGACGACGAGAAGAAGCGCCCGTGCGTAGAGTTCCTGCCGATTGATAGGGTGATCCTACCGTTTGCTGCGACCAACTTCTACACGGCTCAACGTGCGGCTGAGGTGCATGAGATCACGACGTATGAGTTTGAACGTCGCATGGAATCAGGCATGTACCGCGATATCAGCTACATGAAGGCTACTGAATCTTTGGAAGAGAACAAGGTTCAGAAGGCCAACAACAAGGTTGAGGGCAAACAGTACGAAGACAACAAAGACGGCCTGCGTAAGGTGTATCACATCTACACATGGCTTGAGATTGAGGATGATGAGAAGACCAAGGGCAAGAGTGCGCCTTACATCCTGATGATTGATGAGCTGGACAATGAAGTGGTTGGCCTGTATCGCAATTGGGAAGAGTCCGACAAGACCATGACCAAGCTGGATTGGGTTGTGGAGTTTAAGTTTATCCCGTGGCGCGGTGCATACGCTATTGGCCTGCCACAGTTGATCGGTGGCTTGTCTGCTGCACTGACAGGTAGCTTACGTGCCCTACTCGACTCGGCACACATCAACAATGCGGCGACCATGCTGAAGTTGAAGGGCGCCAAGATGAGCGGTCAGAGTCAGCAGGTAGATGTGACTCAAATCGTGGAGATCGAAGGCGCACCGGGTGTGCAGGACATTAGGCAGATTGCTATGCCTATGCCATTCAACCCGCCTAGCCAAGTGTTGTTTGAGCTGCTGGGCTTCCTAGACAAGGCTACACGTTCTGTATTGACCACGGCTGAGGAGAAGATAGCCGACGTCACTGCGAACGCTCCTGTGGGCACCACGCAGGCTTTAATTGAGCAAGGCGCACAGGTCTACTCGTCGATCCATGCACGCCTGCACGAGTCGCAGAAACGCGTGTTGAAGATTCTCTGCCGGTTGAATCGTTGGCACTTTGACGATATGCAGAAGTCGGACATGGTGACTGACCTTGATATCACCCGTGAAGACTTTGCTAAGAACACGGATGTAACTCCTGTATCTGATCCGCATATCTTCTCTGAGACTCAGCGCATGGCTCAGAACCAAGCAATGCTGTCATTGGCTGAGAAGCACCCACAAGAGTTCAAAATCAACAAAGTTCTTGAGCGCGTACTGAAGCAGATGAAAGTGCCGAACATCAATGAAGTGTTGAAAGATACTCCGTCGCCTGAGCAGCGTACCTCTGCAGACGAGAACGCGGCTATGCTGATCGGTCAGCCTTCGTATGCTTACATCCAGCAGGATCACATTGCTCATATTCAGGATCACTTGCAGTTTGCGATGAACCCTTACTTGGGTCAGTCGCCATTTGCTGATCCTAACTACCTGAACAATCTGATTGAGCACGTTAAGCAGCATATGACGCTGTGGTATCTGAACCGGTCGAATGGTTACGTTGAACAGGCAATGGGCAAGCCTATTGATGACTACGACGATCCTAAGTACACGCCGGAGGTGGACAAGCTGTACGCCGCTATTGGTGGGCACGTAATGATCGATACCGGCGAGGTGTTTGGTCAGTTCATGCCATCGATTCAGAAGATCATCGATATGGCGAAGCAGAAGCAAAACACGCCTGCACCATTGCCACCTGATGCACAGGTCGTTAAAGACACAAGCATGGCTGAGACACAGCGTAAGACTCAGAAAGATCAGGCTGACGTACAGTCTGTACAAGCCAAGATAATGGCTGATCTACAGAAAACTCAGCTCAACAATCAGACGAAAGTTGAGATTGAGAATGCAAAGTTGACGCACCAAACGATACAACATGTCGTTAATGCTCAAGCGCAGATGCCTCCTGAACAGGCGCCTGCACAACAACCGGCACCAGAGATGATGCCTCAACAACCTCAAGGAGCACCAAATGGGAACATCTGATAAAGAGCAAATGGGCGAAAACGTGAATTACCACGCACGTCTAGCAATGGGCGCCAAGCTTGACGGCACATCATTGAAAGCCAAAGGAGCACCAACACCTGTAAAAAATACAGGTAAGAAATCTGGTGGTTTAGCAAGTCTGAAGAAGCAAAAATGATTGAGCAGTTGATTCACCGCATCAAGATACGACAAGCAGAGATTCAAATGTCCTTGGCAGCAGGGATGCCGATTAACTGGGAGTCGTATCAGCGGATGGTCGGTGAGTTCCAAGGCCTTCAAACAGCCATGGATATGATCGACAACATGTTGGACGAAGAGAAGAACCAAGACTAACCATGTACTGAAAAGTACGTTTATGCACCTGAAATATGGTGTGAGAGGAAAAGTATGAGTGAGCAGCAACCAATCCCTACAATCGAGGGACAAGAGGGCGCGTCCAATCCAGAAGAGTTGGCTTGGGCGTTCCCTGAAGTAAAGCCGGGACAACGTCCTTTCGGCGGTCGCGTGACAATACAACTGCGTCGTATCAAGAAGACTGCAGGCCGTATCATCATCGTGGATGAAACCAAGGAAAACGAGAAGTGGAACAACATGATCGGCAAGGTCGTGGCTATTGGGCCGCTTGCGTTTAGGAACCGAGACACTATGCAGCCATGGCCTGAAGGCTCGTGGGCTGAGATTGGTGATTTTGTTCGTGTACCTAGGTGGGGTGGAGATCGTTGGGAGCGTAATGTTCCATCAGAAAAAGATCTCGATGTACAAGAACCCGTTTTATTCATGACGATTAACGACCATGAACTGATTTCGGCGATTACAGATGACCCGTTATCGTTCAAAGCCTACGTTTAAGGAGGTTGTATGGCTGATATAGACCAAAAAGAATTACAACTAGATGCGATAGAGTCAGATGATGGCTCTGCAGTGGTTGAAGTTGACTCAAAAATGCTTGCTCCAGAAGATTCTGACGAGCAAAACGGCTTTGAGTTGGCTAAAGAGGGTGGCTCAGTCAATGATCCATCTGATGATGACCACCCAGATGACGATGCAGAGCTACGAGATGCAAAACGTAACCGTCGTCGGGCTAAAAAAGACCTGATCCGCAAGACAAATCAGGAAAAAGACGCTCGATTGACGCAATTACAGCGTGAAAATGAGGCGTTTAAGCGCCGTCTGGAGCAGTTGGAGCGTAGCACCAAGACGGAAGGCTTAATCCGCATCGACAAGCACATTGAAGACGCGCAAACCAAGCTTGAATACGCAAAAATGAAGATTGCGGAGGCCACCCAAAACCAAGACGGTCAAGGAATGGTCGAAGCACAAGAGTTAATGCATCAGGCAAACGACGAAATTCGTAAGCTTGCCAACATGCGCCATCATGCTGATCAGGAATTAAAGACTCAACCGGCTGATGAGCAAGATCCTACTGTTAAGCGTAATGCTCAAGAGTGGATGCGTCGTAATTCTTGGTACAACCCCGGTGGCAATGACACTGATACACGGGTGGCTAAGAAGATGGACGAGCTAATGGCAGCTCAAGGTTGGGATCCAACAGATCCAGACTATTGGGACGAATTAGATAGCCGTTTGCAAAAAGAATTACCTCATAGGTACAATAGTGGCAATGACGAAGATTCCCGAAATGTCAGACGACCAAGGAATGTTGTGGGTAGCTCAGGACGAGAAGCATCAGCAGCTTACGGAGGGTCTAACCGCTCTCAATTCGTACTATCACCTGATAGGGTGAAAGCTATGAAAGAAGCTGGTGCTTGGGACAATCCAGAGCGTAAGGCAAAGATGATTAAGCAATTCATTGCTTATGATCGCTCCAACCGTAACAACTAATCCAAGGGGAAAACATTATGGAATCACGTCTCAAAAAATCACTGAATGCTAATGGACGTCAAGACCGTGCTAACGGGGAGGCGGGTCGTAAAGCAGCAGATGAAAAGTTCATTTCTACGCAGGAACGTAATCGTATGTGGAGCGAGGAGTGGACGCAATCAGCATTGCCTAAGTTACCCGAGATGGAAGGGTGGCATCTTTGCTGGCTTTCAACAACCAATACTTACGACACCATTGATCGTAGGATTCGCCTAGGCTACGTACCCGTTAAGTCGGAAGAGTTGCCCGGTTACGAAGACTACCGAGTCAAGGCTGGAGAACATATTGGGTACATTAGCTGTAACGAGATGTTGCTGTTCAAGTTACCAATGGAAA